AGAAGCGCGAATACGTGTTCCCTTGCCCATAACCTTACCTGTGATGTCAAGAACTGTATTGTCTGGATGGTACCCGCGATTTTCTGGTCCTGGATACACAGGTGTTGGGTTATTAGCTACAGGCGAATCAACGCTTACTGTCTCTGCAGGCTGTACTGGTTCTTGTGCCTGGCGTTGTCCTGCTGTAGGAGGTCCAGCTTGTGGTGTAGGCGCTGGAGCTGGAGCTGCCGGAGTTTCTATAGCTTGACGCTCTCCTGTTGTAGGAGGGAATCTACGCTCAGCAGCTGGAGTAGACGCTGGGTTAAGAATAGCAGGTCCGGCGACTTCCGCGATTGCGTCAATGATCTCCGACTTGTTTGCCTCAGACCAGTCAAGAAGTCCTTTTTGGTCTATTGCATCACGAATCTTATTTGCTGTCTCTGGGCCAACTGTGTTTCCAGCTTGTTCAATGAGATCTTTAATCATCTGTGAATGTGCCTGAAGAGTTGGACTTTCAGAAGACGAAGGAGAAGGAGAAGGAGAAGGAGAAGGAGAAGGAGAAGGAGAAGGAGACGTAGCGTCCATGTTGTTTGATTCTTTCTTAAGATCAAGAAGAATCTGATTTGTATTAACACCTTGATACTGAAGTGCATCGCGCATTGACTCGATTGGGACTTCAACGGTGATGTTGTCAAATGATAAAAGAGCCGCGCCTGATCCGTCTGTGATACCTGACAGCAGCTGCTCGATAAGATCAGCAGTGTAGTAGTCCTGTGCAAGAATCTGTGGATTGTCTGTGTATCCGTTGTTGTCTACAGTAGCCTGAGATGGGATATATGCATTTGGATCTGGAATGTAATAGTCAGGGTTTTGGAAGTCAATTGGTAGATTTTCAATAAGCTTTCCTGGCAAAGGCTCAGGTTTAGCATTAGTATCTTTTTGGTTTGCAATAGGGTTATCGCCAGGCTTAGTTGCGTCTTTAAGTTGACGGATTTCCTGCATTATAGAATCAACAAGTTGTGTCTCATTAGCTGAAGGCTTTCCGCCTTGAGCATTAACAAGTTTATTTAGATTGTCATTATTTCCATTTGCAGAGTCATAGATGTTTGCGATGACGCGGTTAGGGTCTAGTCCAGCTTGCCAGATAGCATTAAACAATGCCTCGGCAGGTACGTACTCTGCACCTGCACTAAACTCTAGTTGACCTGCACCTGAAGGCTGTCCAACGTTTACCTGCGGAATGTCAACGTTATTTGGAACAGCTGCAGGGTCAACCATATCGTTATTGCTGTCAACGTTTGCGTTAAGAATTTCTGCTATAGCTGCATCTGTAGAGTTACCAAGTAGTGCCTGTGACAATGCCTGAACAAGCTCCTGCGGAGTAAACTTAGTTGCTAGCTTCTTTGGGTTGTCTGTAAAGTCTTTGCTTGCTTCATCTACGCGTCCTTGAACATCGTAGTTTGCAGTATTAAGTTTGAATGCTCCATTTGGAGCTGTAAAGTCTGGGAATAGCGCAGGGGATGTAGGTGCACTAGTATTGACAACTTTTTCTGCGTTTGACTTATTATTTGAAGGAACAGTTGCAACTTTCTTCACTGTCTTGCTTTTTACAGTCTCTTTAGACGGAGTAAACTCGATTGGATTATCCTTGGTAAATGTATTATTAAGATACTCAACTAAACCTGGTAGCCCCTGGGTTTCAATCTGGTTCCATGAATCAAATTTCTGTGCGCCGCCTCGACCGTCAGTTCCTGGCTCAGGAATCCAGCTACCTGCGTGTCCGGCAATATAGGTACCGTCTTGATTTAGGTACGCGATGACCGGATATGTTCCACCATCTCGCTGTGGCATTTGACGGGTGTATGATCTATCGTTATTTGCATCGCGCACCCAGCCATCTGGAACTGGGTTTCCGTTAAGATCATTATTGCCTAGAGGTGTAGGAGCTGGCTTGCCTGCGTCAATAGCCTTGTTCTCTTGCATGCGCTGTTCTTGCATCTTAAGAATATCCTGCGGGCTAATAACATCCTTAGCGGTGGTGCCAGGCATTTTACCAAGAGGCAGTTGACCTTCTTTGGCCTTTGCTTCTTGGGCAGCTATATACTTATCAAACGCCGGCTCATCTTTGGACATGGCCGCGTTAGCCTCCGCCCAGCTGCTAACTCGCGCAATAGCTTCTCCGGTTGGACGCCCATTTGCGTCTAGACGTAGCACAGAATGTGGACGACCGCTGCGGTCAATAACTACCGCGTAGTTGTCATCTGATATGTACATTCCATTTTGATAGTGCCAACCGATGGGCGCGTCCCTGCGAGTCGCAAGAAGATCTTTTAAGCTAGGAACGTCCTTGCTAAATTGATCTTTAAATGATGGCTTCTCTGGAGCTGCGTGTCCAGGAATACGTGCTTGATACACCGCGGCGTTATTACTTTTGATAACATATAGCCCTGGTCTTATTCCAGGAACTCCCGAAACTTCAATAAGACCGGAGTCTGAAACTAACGAAGGACCTTTAGATGTATTTTGTATATGAGAGTCTCCACCTGCACCGACGTAGGTACCGCTTCCTACCTGGATAGAACCACCAGGCAGACGGAAACGGAAGTTTACACCGCGTCCCATTTCAACCCAGCGGCCCTTCTTGTCACGCCACTGTAGCGCAACACGAGCTCTACGGGCTGCCGAGGAGTTGCCGTCTGAGAAAGAAGCAACTATAGCAGAAAGACTATCAAGCTTAAAGTAAGAGGCAAGCAATGTCTTGTTTGCAGCTAGTCGGGCAAACGCGTGCTCGCGCTCGATGGATCCTGGAAAGGCTGCGTGCGCAGATGCGACAAGTGGGCGAATTGACTCGTCGATAGAAGGATCGGCCGCGATCCACTTGGCGTTCTTCTTAAGAAACTCTTCTGTAGAGATAGATGCATTAAGTGCAGAGAGAGGGTGTCCTGCTACTAGTAGGTCTGTATTGTCTGTCTGGCTAGCTGTAAAAGTCTTTGTTGCAACGTTAAGGAAGCGTGATACCTCCTTTAGAACTGCAAAATTACGCGCGTCGTCTTCGAGAGTTGAAAGATCAGCAAGAGAGCGGTTCATTACGATAAGCGCGGAGCGTGGAGTTACATGACGCTCTTCAGAAACATTAGAGTTTGCGTCCTTAACGAGAGATAGAACCTGCTCGTGAAGAGAAAGAACAGGTAAGAAGTTACTGTCATTCTTTTTACGTGCAGCCTTGCGCTTTAAAGCGCGCTCAATCTTCTCGTTTAGTGGCGCATCCATTACACGGTTCCCTTACGCTTCTTTGGTAGTAGATCTGCGTCCTTAGAGTCATAAAGTTTTGTCGCTAGGGTGTATGCTCGCTCAAACGGGATATCCCCGTCTCTTACACCTCGTAGCCATGCACCGCGTAGCGCAGGGATTGCCTCGTAACCTAGAGATGAATACTCGGCCATTGCGTGGATCGCATGCTCGGGCGATCCGTACTCATCTGCTGTCTTAAGCGCGATAGATAGAAGCTCATGCTGCATCAATGAAGCCTCTGCACGAGAAGACTTAGGGTGAGCCTTAGGCAAAAGATCGTTGTCCTGCTTGTAGTTAGGATTTGCAGGAGAGCCAGACTTTAAAAGTTTAAGAAACGCGTTAACGCGAGCCATCGCCCACTGGTCACGAGTCTTACCTGGTCGATGGCTAGAAGAGTACGCGCCTGAACCTCTACGGTAGACTGCCTTTAGCATTGGAAGCGTAGCCTTGCGTCCAGGCTTGGCGTTTTTGTTGTGCTCTTCTACCTTGTTGCGAAGAGCTGTTTCTGTCTTTGCAGAGAAAATAATCTTCTTAGATCCTGCAGCGCTACCTGGCTTATTTTTCTTTGAGCCATGGATACGATCTTTCTTTGGAGCCGGCTTAGAGCTTGCCGCGGTGATAGGACCGCCTACTGCCCAAGAGTTACATGTGCGTGTCGCCGCGCACTTAAAGTCAAGTGCTTGACAGTATCCGAGATCCGCCTGGTTGATAGCTGCATCGGCGTCTGTCTGGCTAGAGTCTCCTTGTTCTAATCCTTGCGCTATGCAGTCAAGCATCTTTGGAGTTCTAACAAAGAAGACGCAGTTGCCACAGACGCTGGTCTTTGCCTCCTCTGGAGTTGTCTTCCAATTGTCTGCTTTTTCCTGCCAAAATTCTTCGTTTGGTTCATTTGGATTCAACGGGCCGTAGCCGACGTTGTCAATTGCATTTTGACGATTCTTTAGGTTAACTTGAATATCCTGTGTTGCAACAGGGCACGCATCATCTTCTCCGGCAGCAACTATAACGTCACCGTCATCTGCGCCTTCAACGTTAACTACACCGTCAGGGATAACAGCAAAGCGGCACTTGCCGTCGTCTTCAATAGTAGGTGCGATAATCTTGCAAACGCCAGGACCGTCATACAGGACACAGTTGACGCACTTAACACCGATCTCCTTGTACTCGTTTTCAGCCGCAGGAGTGTACCCTGCCCAGATGCCTGTCTCGTCTTCGTTAAACTTTCCGTACTTGTCCGCGATCTCTAGTAGAGCTGCTGCAAGATCCTGCTCTTCGGCAACGATAACTCCTGCTGCTTGAAGAGCTTCAACCCGCTGCTCTTGAAAAGAGAAATACATATCCTGCGAGGTATACTGTCCGTACTCGTCTGCAGACAGACATTGATTACACACACAACCGGAGTCACATAGACATGTTCCTCCGTCACATCCTGGACATACACAGCCAGCTGGTCCACAAAGTGGGCAGCCGTCTGCGTCGTCCATAAGCTGCTCAACAACAGGAGTGTCTCCTGCGTCTAAAAGTTCAGCAGCTTCAGATTTTCCCGGCATACCGGAATCTGTAGGTGTTAAATATGCGCCAATTTGCCAACGCCACTTCTTGTGCATGTCATCACGGTCTGCGAGGAAGTTGATAACTCCCTGCTCGTTGTAGTTAGCAGCAAGATCAAGAGCTTGTCCGATAACTGCAATCATTACATCGTTAGCTGCGTAGAGATCTGCTAGCATGGAGAATGGGTCGTCTGTAACGTCCATATCCTGTGTCTGGTTAAGATCAATAAAGTCTTGAAGCTTGTAAGGAGCATCATGACCCATCTTTAGCATAAGCTCTGCCGTAGGATCGATAGACTCGTAGAGATCCTCGTAGATCTCTTGGAAAAACTCGTGAAACTCTGCAAAGTCGCGTCCCTTTACGTTCCAGTGATGGCCGTGCGTCTTAAAGTACATAGTTACTACGCTGCCTAGAACTACAGCAATCGAGCTGCTAAGCTCCGATCTGTCGGTATCAGTGTCTATGTTTTGATTTTCGTACATTGCTACGCTCCTTCCTGTGGAGTTGTTGTTTCAGTTGGTGGTTCAGTTGGAGCAGGCTCGGGTGCAGGAGCGGGTGCAGCTGGCGTTGCCTTGTCCAAAATTTGTTGAATCTCCTGAGGAACGGGAGCGGCCGAGGTGGCCTGTTGTGTTTCACGCACAGTCTTCATAATCTCGGGAGCAATAGCGCCGATCATTGCCTGGGTAAGATCCTGTGAAAGAACTCCCTTTTCAACGAGAAGACGAATTGCAAGCTCGTTTGCATCAGGAGCGTCGGTTGATGCAAATCCATGAGCGCGTCGCCATGCATCGTACGAGACTGCCATCTTGTCAAAGCCCATATCCGCATCTGCCGCGCGGTCGTTGCGTGTTGAAACTGCACTTGGGTCATACCAGATGCATACGCGGGCTACGTCCTCCTCTACAAAGCCTGCAGCTAAAAGCGCAGGTCGTAGGTAGGCAACTGTAAGAGAATCCGCGATAAGAAGCATGAGTGGCTCGATGTGTGCCTTGTATAGGTTATCATCAATAGTTTGAGCGTTCGTGTACTTAACGTTTGCTAGACCGGTAATGATATCCTTAGGAACATCAAGCCCTTGAAGGATACGGTCAAGCACCTTATCGGAGCGATCTGCCAGTGCAGGGTCGAACGAGCGCTCAAACTTAAACTGCTTAATTTTGTCGCCAAGCTCGGCAGGTCCGCGGATAATAAGTGGAACTACCGCTGATGCGGAGTCCTCATCACGGATAGGAGTCGTCATCGCATCCATGAGTTGATCCTCAAACTCGTCCGCTGCTTCCTCCGCGGTCATACCAGGATTTAGATCGTTCTCGTCATCATATGGATAGTCCGGATCTGGAGACGCGGCAACAGATAGACCGTCCGGTAGATAGAGAGCGCCTGCGTTTAAGCGCGAGCGCGCGGTCGCACGGAACGTACGGTTAAGCAAAAGTAGCTCGGAGCAAAGATCAAGTAGACCGCGCAAGGATGAATCAGCCTCTTCGGAGTAGCGTGGGTGAGCTCTCCAGATGCGAGCAACAAATGCGGTGTTAGGAAGCTTAATGCCGTTTGCACCCGAGCGCGATGATGATGTGCCGATGATGTCTCGGCGTGGAATAACGACGTATGAATTCTTAGAATCTAGCTGCAGCTCGTCTGTCGAGCGAATATCCCATGACTCTTTTAATCCTGAGCCTTTACGCTCTGGGAATTGAACAAGATAGCACTCGCCGGTAACTAACAAATTAAGAGATGCATCCTTCAAAAGACCAGCTTGTCCGCCGTACGCAGAGCTGAGACGCGCGAGAGCACGTTCAGCTGCAGCCGCTAGACGTGAATCAACTACCTCGCTGATATTGACATGAACAGGGCTCTCTCCGGCACTGTCAATAGCTCCTGCGTATAAACGTATGCGAGATACTACAGAGGAAACAAGGTTAAAGGCGTACTTAATTTCGCCGATGGCGTCGTAGTATTCCCAGGCTTCACTTTGCCAGTCACTGGATCCGCCGGAGCGACGTTGCTTAAACTTTTCAACTTCGCCTTTGTCGTTAATCTGCAACTGAACTGCCGCGGCTGTAAGAGCGCGAGGAGCAGAGTAAGGAAGCGCCTGGGCATAGGTCTTGCCGTCAAATACTACTGTTGCAGGAAGCGTATTACGAGGTGCCTGCGCGGTGATACGACGAGGGCCGGTGGTAGCCCGGTTAGGCTTCTTACTATTATCCTTGGAGAATAGTCCCACGTGTTACTCCTCGTCGTTTGCTAACGGAGCATAGGTCATTACTGATCCCAGTGCGCAGTTATAAGTCCTGCTATAGCGGACAGGGTAAATATACACCCAACTAGGATAGTTATACTTGGAAATAATGTGTATAAAAACACAACAGGGAGCGCGACCCATAAGGAGACGCACCAAGGGCAGGTGAAGAGATATCCGATCTGAGAATCGCCTGGTGACTTTCTATCCCAGATCCACTCGCGAATTGGGGCTAACACTTCGTCCAAGACGACGAGCCGTGTTAATCGGTAGACGAATAGTGAGAGGATAATCACATGCGCAAAAGGCATGTGCTCGATCATATATGTATCTAGGTTCATTCGATAGGGTCCTTTACTGAGTCCATTGTTATATACGGGCTCCAAGATAGCAATCTGCTGCCGCAGGTTGAGCAACCTTGGGTCTTACAAAACGCTATAATTTTACCTGAATCCATAAGCGCCTGGGAATCCTTTGTCTTACTTCCTGACCAGTTCAAAAGTGATATTTTCTCGCGGAAAATTAAGCGAGGTCCTTCTTCGTGATCTCCTGCTATCATGAGGATCTGCTCGCTATGGTCGTTCTCAAGAACCACGACGCGAACGCGCTCGAAGTACTTGTTGCCGTTAGGCACATCCGCACGGTTTGTCGTCACCGTCATAAAGTCCTGGACGATACCTGGCGCAACCGCAACTATTGTTGCGGGGAAGAAATCGTGAATTACCTTCATTGTGTAAGTGCCTTATCTACTCTTCGTTTCATCGCGCGATAGGTAACTCCTGAAGCACGGGCTAACTCTGACACGGTAACACCTTTGTTGTAGAGAAGTCCTGCGATGCTAGTAAGCTCCTGATTTGCGGTGAAAGAAACGGATGAAGGATTTGTCCTTGCGCGAAAGCGCCGAGCAAGAGGCGACAGGCGTGCGATGCGCAACTGCTCGTCGTGCGGGATGCCAGGAGACCTTGGACGCTTGCGTCGTGATTTTGCCTTGGGCTGAGGTGGAGTAGGGGTCGCGGTGACGAAAACACACTCAGGTGTATCCTTGATAACCCAACTGCGAATAGTTGAACGACGCCGTGGAGGGTCAAACGCATCGGCTATGGACTGAAGGGTCCAGCCTACATCGTTGAGATCTTTTACACGGCGCCACAGTTGCTCCTTGGAGAGGGAGGCTAGGAAGAGGGCTTCGCTCTTTGGTAGATTGGGTGTATGCGCCACGAGAATAATGTATCATCTTTTAAGACGAATGTGTACAAACTGCGCTTATAGTAACGTGTACATACGAAGCAGAAACAGTACCTTTTGGTTAAAATGGCTTGGAGGTGAGAAAGGGTTACGTATAGGTGTGGGCAGTCCGCGAGTTGTCTCCAAGCTTTTTTCAGTTTGCCTTGTGAAAGTAAGAAAGACCAATACTCGTTATAAGTATTGGTCTTCCTTTTTATGAAGAAGATCTAGAGTACTACGCGTACGTGTACGTCCCCTTCAAAGATCTTTGTAAAGGTATCAGCGTCAACAGATCCTGTGACGTCCATTCCTTTGTCAGCCTGGAACTCCTTGATTGAAGCTACAGTCTCGTCGCCTAACCAACCATCCTTGTCAGCGTCAGCGTCCTTGTAACCAAGTTCGATGAGTCGACGTTGTAGATGATGTACTGTCAATGACTTGCGTGCATAGACATTTTTGTATACACAGTTAGCGAGCATGACATCATCGACGTCTTCTCCACTGACTGCTTGACTTGGCTGATATGTAACCTTAGTCTCTTCAATAGCTACAGGTTCAGGCATAGGCTCAGGCATAGGCTCATCAGCAATTACTTGCTCAGGCTCTACGTCAGGAGCTTGCACTTCTTCCTCAACTACTTCTATGGCTTCATCTTCAGCCACAGCAATATCTTCTGTGTCATCGATGTCGCCCGCAGGTTCGATGTTTGTTTCTTCAGTCATGTGAATACTATATTCCTATCTTGTGATTATGACTTAGGGTATTGGGTTATCCACAAGGTCACCGCAGGCTCTGCCGCAGATCCATCGTAGGCATTAGGACCTAAGCCCCATGAACCCCAGTCCTTACCACCATCGGTCATGTAGTAGGCAGCCTTAGCGTTAGCTACAGGATCTAATAGGTCCGCAAGCTTAGTAATACCGATCTTGTCTTTAAACTTAGCTAGGCGGTCCACACCCATGCTACCGATCATGTTGATTTGGAATAGGCCGTATGAGTTATCGCCGGTGCTGGCGTTAGTGTTGTGAGAAGTGGGATGCCCCCTTGACTCACGCATGGCAACTGCCCATGCTGTTTTGAGAGCCTTTCCCTCAAAACCAACAGCCGCAAGTAGTTCTACGAGCTGGCTAGCTGTTAGTTGCTTTGCATCCTCTAAAGCTACTAGAGGATCAAGTTGCTTTAATTGAAAAGCGTGTTCTGGTAGTGCTGCTATCTGATTTGCGGCCGCATTGCTTGCAAGCATTGAGACCGAGAATATGCCGATTGTTATTGCCGTAATATAGGCTACGGTCGACATTGCTAGTCCACGTATTGTGAGTTTTTGCAACGCTAGTTCGCCTCCTTAGGTCGGGGATGGGACAACCCATTGAGGTTCCAATGAGCTTCTTGCTACCGCTACGCTTCTCAAGCTTATGCTTGTCCTCTACCGCTTGCGTAGGGCCGGAGATAGAAAGTAATAACATCGTTAGTCCTTTCGTCTCTCCGTAGTAGGCTGTTTGCCTGATGTTAATAATACCACATAGAAAGCAAAACAGGCACCCGTAGGTGCCTGCTGCTCGACTATTTGTCTATACGGTCTGAGCTAGCATGGCCCAAGCTACCGCAGATAACCCAAGGGCTAAGGCAAGAGTGCCTTTATCCGGGGTTAGAAGGGCAGTGAGTATAGCTAGGATAGATAAGGCAGCTGATATAACAGACGGCCAGATAAGGCTTTGCAGCCTAAGCAGTAGTCTATCCATTACTTACTTAGCCTTACGGGTTTTACCCTTAAGTCTATCGGAAGTATTGCGGATAGCGGTGCCTTCATCAGCGATGAGCTTACGAGCCTTACCGTAGGTAATACCTAGCTCTGTAGCTACCTCGTCAACAGACTTGCCTGATGCGTATAGCGCCGCAGCCTTGTGAGATGTAACTGTAGTTACCGTTGTTGTTACTGTTGTTGTCATTGCGTTTCCGTTCCTTTCGTAGTTACGTAATCACATAGTGCGATTATGCATTTATTTGAGCAAATAGGACTGCTCAAGACTTTGTGCCTTTTTCAGGCTTTGGTGGGATCTTCCCATGGTTGTTGCAAAGAAGGCGTCCACCCCACGGTCCACGTGGTTTGACGTTGTTGTCGCAGTCGCTGCCATATCCGGCCGCATCACATTTAATCTTGCTACCTCGAGTGAAGTTATTTACCAATGAAACGATAGCTCGTTTAATCACAGAGTTGTCTATGACGAAACCGTTTGCCTCGTGACACGACCAACAAAGATACTCGTTCCTACGATGTGATGGATCTCTGACGGCGTTGTCGCCTCCACACTTATCGCAGGGAGTAACTCTTTTAATGTGTCTTGTTCTATCTCTGTAATGTTCTGCACAGAGAAGATTATCATCTAGCTCGTAGACAAGTACGTTGGATTCAGCACACACAAGACAGGTACCGTATATGTATACCTTCTCGCGCTGGTTGGTTCCAGTCATCTGTCCTCCGTAAATGTCGTTGGAATAACTATATTCCTGTTTTTACTATCTGTACATTCCACATTACTTCTTCGGAGGAACTACCCCGAGAAGAGTCTTTGGTTGCTTGCTTTTGAGTGCCCGCAGGCTTGCGAATTCTTCCTTCGCGATGTACTCGGTGTGACGAGACATAATCCATAGAGGAATTGCTCCGCCTGCCACAAGAAAGATCGCCGCAAAGAACGCGGCAACGCTTGGGTAGATGAAAAATGTGTGAGCTGCATAAGGAATCCAAGCTAGAGCTAGGAGACGTAGAGCTACTGTATATCGGCGGTACTTGTGTCCGCGGAATGCGCTAAGTTTCATTTTAGTCCCTTTTGTAATGTTTTACATGACTGGCACATCCAGTCATCGCCCACGATGTCGTACATAGAATCCCCGTACATGATTGTAGTAGCGCCACAGTCAAGCACGCAAGCTACGCCATATTCAGTATCCTCGGCCATGATATGTCCCTCCGTCGTTGTTAGGTTAATTATATCAGGAATATTGGGAAAATAAAATACCCTGGAAGGTTAGTTCCAGGGTATTTCCGTATAATGATTAGTCGTGCGCAGGCGTATCAAACGCCGTGATACCTACGAATACAAGTGTTGAAAGCATGAGAATTGGGATTATGGCTAGTGCTAGCATGGGTGTGTCCTTTTGTCGTTCAAGGCTGTGTTGCCTTGTAAAAACTATTATATCAGGTATTTACCTAACACGGAAGGTATTTCTAAGACCAGGTATTTTTCTACCGGCCGGGGACTTAGCCGTAATCTTCCCGCCTACGAATCCAGCGGGTGGTTTGATGAGTAGAGCGGTAAGGGCGTGGACCAGCGCATCGACGCGGTCAGGTGATTTGCCTTCGCCTGGAATCCACGAGGTCATCTGGGACTCGAGGTCCGCTAGGTAGCCGATGTGGTGAACACGGTTCTGCTCGTAAGCTAGTGTAATTGGCTCAGCTCGAAGGGCTTTGCCGTATTTGGAGTGGACTTCAAGAACCTTTACAGTTGGGTCAATTGTGTTAATGGCGTTGCGAACTAGCGCGCCGCCTTGGTTTACTTCCGCGATAACCGGGCATCCCCACTTGCGAGCCATAGCTACTACCTTGTTTGCCCACACCTCGGGTGAACCTAAGATTGAAGCGTCTTCAAGAACCCAGCTCTGACGTTTGTATAAGTCTCTGTCGGCTGTTGAAGCTACGACGACTATGCCGCATTCATCTCGTGGATTTTCAGCTACCGATGGGTCAACACCGATGCAGCGAAGCGGAGCGCCTTGAGGCATCACAAGTTCTCTTGTTTTGTCGATAAGCTCTACAGTCCAAAGAGCTCCTTCAACGTCTGAAAGCATCTCACCGTAAAGCTCTTGCGCAGCTAGGCGAGTTCCTTCATACACTCCGAGGATTCCGTCCATGTAAGCTGCAGAAAGGTTTCCGCTGTTGTCCATAGTTGAACCTTTAGTAATAATAACTTTGCCAGGATGCGCATCAGCCTCACGAAGAAGCTCATACAACAACGGTACACGTTTTGGTGTTGTGGTAATCATAATTTTTGGATTTTGACCAAGACGAGTACCGATACGTAAGTTTTCAAATGCGGTAAGCCCGGCTCCATCTGGAGTCTGACGCCAAGCGGCAACCTCGTCTCCCCAGGCGTGCGTAAATTGAGGGCCACGAAGAGAATCTGGTTCATCGGCTGTGAAGCATGTTGCCGTATTGCCGTTAGGCCAAGTTAGTCTTCGCTTTGACGGTTCATATAACGGACGCTCACTTGGAGGAGTTACGTTAATAATTCCTGATTCACCTTCAACGATAACGTCACGTACGTCAGCGGCTGTACGAGCTACCAACGCGAAACGTCGTTGACCGGTATTTGTATGTTTAGCTTCTTCTCTTACCCACTCTGAAGCCGTGCGTGTTTTACCGGCACCGCGACCTGCAAGGTACATCCAGATATTCCAGTCATCGCCCGCAGGACGTTGTTGTTCAGGACGTCCCCAGAAACCCCAGTCCCATTGAAGAGCGTCTGGGTCTAGACCTGCTAGAACTTCAATACGCTCTTCATCGGACATGTCGGCAATAATTTGTGCGAGACTTTTAGCCATGTGTACTATAGTACCTTATAAAAGGAAATGTTATACGGGTACGTTGCTAATATCTGAATATATTTCTGATACTACAGTTGCCCACACCTTTGGTGTGTGGTCGAAAGGTTGATACCCACCGGCTCCTCCAATAAGTACTCGTCCCCTTGCGTGCTTGTTAGAGATGTCGCCTATGATACGAGCCGCAGCTCGATATCCAGGGTAATCAAAGTTAAGACCAGATAGAGGATCTGAATGATGTGCATCGGCTCCGGTAGCTAGAAGAATAACATCTGGCTGAATCTTATCCGCAAGCAGCTCGATCTCTTGCATTGCATCTAGAAATTCTACGTCACCATCTCCGTTAGCTAATGCCCAGTTGTATACTCCGTTTTCTGGCTCGTTCTTAAGACCAGTTCCCGGGAAGATTCCACCTTGGTGGATACTTGCCGTAACTAGATTTCGATACGGGCGCAGGATATTCTCAACGCCGTCACCATGATGCGCATCCCAATCGATGTACATAGGCTTAAGCCCTGCAGCCATAAATAGCTTAGCGGCTAGCGCCATATCGTTGAATACACAAAAACCAGAGCTATGGTCATACTGCGCATGGTGTTTAGCTCCCTGCGGATTGAAAGCTACCTGAGCTTCTCCTGAAAGAATTTTCTCATACATGCGAATAGTTCCTGCAGCCATCTCAAGAGCTACAGCTCCTAAATGTGGTTGGTCAGGGTGCCATTCACCGCAATGACCTTTGTCAAGTACCTTAGAAATGTATCCATCGCTGTGAACATGGCTTAGTAGATCTCTATCAGACTCAGATGCAGATGGCTTAACCATTACAGGATCTAAGCTTTCAAGGAGCTCTACCGCAAGCTTAGCACGAACAGGATTTGTTGGATGACTACCGTCACCAGCTCCTAGCTTCCAGTCTAAGTAAACATCGTCGTATGCGACGTGTAGCTTACTCATTATCAGTCTCGTTTAACGTTCTTAGGAACGCATCGAACTCGCCGTTGCACAGAACATACTTGCTTCGCTTGTCGCGAAGGAGAGTGATAGCTTCATCAGCCGTATAACCACTCTGCATAAGAACTAGAGCCGCAGTTAGACCAGAACGGTTTAACCCAGCTTGGCAACGAATCAAAACCTTTTTGCCAGCTTGCCACTTGCGGCGTGCGAAACCAACCGCACTAGCTAGAGCTTCTCTGTCAATGTGGTCTACGTCTGAATCGTAAAAACCAAAACGCATTTCCTCAACCATCCAGTCAACTGGATTTGCCCATGCGTATAGAGTTACTACCGCATCGAAATCTTTCTTTGTGATTGCCTTAGGAGCGTGTAGGTTTCCAGAATACTCAATCGTATCCAAGTCATCGGTGCCACCTACCCATAAACCTGGCAAGATCTCGCTATGTAGAGGAAAGTCCCAGTCGTCAATCTCGTGCGCTGGTGCATATCCTTCGTTTGTTTCAATGAGCTTCGCCATTGTGTTTCTCCTTTTGTCCTTTTGTCATTTAATATTACTATTATATCAGGATAAGTTACCTTCCAGTAACTTACTCTTCCTGTATAAACGTATGAACGTTGCCACCGGAGTAGATATCATGCTTGATAGCAATTTCTACCGCGCGGTAAACAATCTTCTCCGCATCCTTTGCGGTCTTACACTTTTGATAGTTAAGAGCTTCAAGAACGCCGAGAGCTAGATCCGAACCGCTACCTGAGTGATAGATGTTTCGTTCTTCTCTGTCCCAAGAGTAGTCTTCGTAGATTGGATAAAGAACTCCATGTATTGAAACAATGAACTCTGAATCGTGAGCCGCAGCTTCACCATCAGCCTTCATGTCGTAGCCAGACTCGATAAAAACCTTACGCATAGACGGAATAAAAACTTTCGTCATAAATACGTCAAGGTCCTGTCCAGCTTTAGGACGAGGAGCTCTCCAACCAAATTGAAGTATGTTTGAGCCGCGTCCTGCGCCTGAACCCGCAATGAGAATGCCATTGTTCTCTACAACTTTATGTGTAGCCATCTCTAGGTAGCGTCCACTTTCGTCAGACGAACGTGAATCGCAACCGATGACGGACCAGCCGTCACCTTGAATTGCTACAAGTGTAGTCATGGGTCCCTCTCCAGGTAAAACGCCTACCAGGCGCTAGGTAGACTGTATCCTAAGCGCCTGGATTGCGTCTTACTTTACGAGATCAATTATAGCCACAGGAACCACAATATTTGCTGATTCTGCCTTACCCGTAAGTGGGTTAATCTTCTCGAATCGCCCAACGGGTGTCTCCAGTCTTACAGTGACCTTCTTCTGTTTAATCCCTGTCACGGTTGCCTTGCGGCCAACCATGTAGCGAGTTGCAGTTAGATCATTGAAGACTACCGTGTCACCGATGTGGTAATCCGCGATTGTGCGAGAGATGCGAGACGCCTTTAGGCGTGCATCTACCGCTTCCTTGATTTTCACCAAGGAAGAATCATATGTACCTGACTCTATGTCAGATACGAGTTCTTCGATATTCATGTCCATTCCTTCCGTCGTTGTTATAAGTTAATTATATCAGGTTTGGAAGTAAAAGTACAGGAAGATTAGGCGTCAACCTCGGCACGAAAGTATCCGATACCTTCAGCTGCCTGAGTCAGGTCTTCCACCCAAGGAAGACGCTTACGCTCGGTATCTAGAAAAGCACTTGCATAGATAACTGCCTCACGCTTTGCAGGTCCGAGAGACTTAAAAGCTCCGCGGCGTGTCTCGCTAGTTGCGAGGTCTTTGACCTCAACCAGCCACGCAGCGTTAGGAGCCTTACTTTTATGTAGTGTTGCTACTATCATGATGTCCTTTCGACATTGTTAGGTAGGCAGTTTAATGACGTACCCAGGTCGTTCCGCGGTGCGGATTGGAGTACGCACCACAGAAATCTAATTTATACGGCGTAAGCTAATTCGTAACCTTTTGCAAGCTTTTCCTGAACCTTCATGAATCCAGCTTGACGTGCGTAGAACTCGTCGCGGTAATTCTTTACCTCGCTTTGACGGACTGGCTTTTCTGCCATTCCCCAGCTGGTGCGAACTACTGAACCATCTACAGTTACCTCATAGATCTTGCGCTTTCCGTTTGCTCCGCGTTGACCATCGCTGGACTTGAGGAGACACCATTTCTTCGTCATTTTCGTACCTTCCGTCGTTTTCATCTGTTTGGATGATAGTACTATTATATCAGGAAGATAGGAAGAAGTACACGTTACTCGTCGGTAATATCCGGCCACATCTCCGGACGAAGGGCGAACTCGTATTGGTCACCCCTCCAGGAGTTTGTCCCAAAGGAGATGTCCTCCTCCATAAGTTTGTTTAAGGATAGGACAGCAGTGTGACCCTCAGCCTCGAACATGATGATGAGTTTCGTGTCTGACTGTTCAGGGTCATCGACGAGAGCTACAGTGAACGGCATCCCACCAATTCCGTTTCGGTGGGTATCCATATCTACAATTTCTAACTTGTCCATACTCATCGCTGCCTCTTTATCTCTGGTCGTCTCTTAGAAATCTCACACTTGCTAAGATCATAGGCGTACTTAGTTAACCAATGCTTTGCGACTTCCTCATTGATGAACTCACCTATCCATACTCCTTGCTCATCAAAAACATTTACTAAATCATAGAGAGTACTCATTGAGTCACCGCACGATTATTTTGTTTAATCGGAGTATAACATGAACTCTTTCCTGTCTTAGGTAATAGATACCCATAACGTGCAAGACGGAACCTAAGAGCTCCATGTGTCACGCCAAGACGCTTTGCAAGACGATACAAGGTTACGCCATCAACTGAATACAGATGCCAGATGAGTGCAGAGTACTCTTCAGCTTCCTTGCGATACTGCAGGTGGTCATAGCGTACTTTTTCTGCAAGAGGTTTTAATTCAAGCAGACGAGCTAGAGCTTCAGGTGAAGGTTCAATGTAGACAGGAGGAGCTAGAACTTCAATCTCAACGGTGTCAAGCTCCGGGACAGGGAAAGATCCTGGATCTGCAAGTACGTGCATAGCTAGAGCAGGTGACGCCTTAGTTTCAATTTGACGAATACGCTCGCGTGTAAGTCCGAGAGCATCCGCTAAAGCTTGAAGCTTCCAGCCTTTCATGCGAAGTACGTAGATGTACGCCGCACGCATGTCCCTATCTTCTACAAGGTTAAGTGCAGTGGTAGTGACGAACGGCAGTGTCTGATGCTGCGTTACCGGGACCTGCTTTTTAATCATAGTTCTTTTTGCCATTTGGTTTCCTTAGCTTATCGATAGTGGGTCACACGCAGGTAGTGTGTGTGAGCGCCAGTCGTATAAAATTTGTTTGAGTACAGCTGAGTACTCGTCGTCGGGAAGTGACGCTATAACTTCTTGAGCAAGAGATACGAATCGCAAGCTCTCGGATTGGTTAGCTTGGTGGTTAGACTCAAGGTTACCGCATGTTTCACAATATTCTTTTAACATTACGCACTCAAAGGGAGTTGACTCTTGATGCGAGACTGAAGGTCTGACACCATGTGGGCGAGGTGATGGAATCCGTGGTCCTGACTAGATGCTTTTTCTTTGCCAAGCGCACGAAGAATAATTTCAATGTCCTTGTCGGTAAGTTCGATGTTCACGATTACACCAGTCTTTCTTTTGCAAGAACTGCGTTCTTTACGAGTTCAACTACATCTCGGTTGAATCCACCGATGTTGTACTCCATAAGTTCATCCATGTCAGGCGCACCTAAATCGTAGCGCTTCCAGTCGTAGATTGTTGCAACTGAACCATCTGAAAAAGTATGCACCCACTCAACGGTAACCTTGTCACCTGGGTAATAAAAAGTTGGTTCATCGAACGCTGTGATGAGATCTCTCATCGTGGTTGTGACATACCCTTGTAGGGATGTTCCATTTGTAATGTCGCTCATTTTCTTGTCCTTTCGTCGTTGTTGGTACTATTATATCATGATTACTTGTCGAAGTA